GTGAACTGCAACAGCGCCAGCCCGACACCCGAGAGGTGCAAAAGAAGTCCACTGACACAGGCAATTTGAAAGCACCCAAAGCCAAGGCCGTTGAGAGTGCACCGGTCAAGACCATTACCTTGGAAAATGGTCGTGTGTGTGAAATACACGGTGACGAGGGTCAAGGCTTTGGTATTCGCCACTCGGGTCGTGACCTCAAGAGTCGTTTTGAACAACTGGAACATGCTGTGATTGCCTGCGAAATGTTCAATGCACGCCTGCGTGCCGGAGCTGCCTCAGCTGCTGAGCCTGTTGACACCGATTACATAGAAGAACGATGACATGAACTTGCTGGACATTTTTACTGAAAACGAAAAAATTGGCGGCATGCCTGCTGACAAATTTGATGCAGCAATGGCACGCCTCAAGCAGCGGGCCTCCCAAGGTCCACTCAAAACAGTATGGGATCCTGTCAAGCGTGTGTACAAGAATGTGCCTGTGAATCCACCCAAGCCAAGCATGTCAGAAAACTCCGAAGAGCCGGTGGGATTCCATCTAGACACCGAGCTTGCTTACCAAGCGGTCATGCGCAAATTTGGCGATGTGGTCAGTCAAGATCCTGAGTCAGGCACAATGTATGTCCCGGCCAGTGTGTGGACTCAGGTTGAACAAGTTGCATTTGATGCCGATGGTCGTGGTGCCGAACGCGACGAAGGTGTAATGGAAGAGGGCTGGAAAGGTGCGTTGGCAGGTGCTGCCCTGGCAGGTCTGGGTGCCTTGAGTGGTGCTCCGGCACAAGCCGCAGACTTGAGTAATTTTAATACACAATATCTTCAACAAGTGGTCAGCGGAGAGCACTCGCGTCCCATGGTCAGTGTCGATGATGCTCGGGCAGAGTTACAGGCCCGAGCCGATGGCAAACAACAAGCTGCGCCTGCTCGGCCTGCACAATCTCAAGCGTCAGCCGGCTACAGCAAAGAGTGGTTGCAAAAGGCTGCTGATCCAAATAGAACTGGCCGTTACATGATCAGTGTGGAAAAAGCACAAGAATTACTAGGCAACATGCAGGAAGGTGCCATGGACGAGACCATCGACTGGGCTCAGATTCGTCGAGATATAGATGCTGGCTTGAGGTCAACTGTCGACCAATATTCTCGCCGAACACAAGAAAAACAGCCAAAGCCGGGTTTCATGCAACAAGTTGGACAAAAACAAATTGACATGGTCAAGGGCGCCATGCAGGGCTTGCGCGGCGAGCCAGTGGCGGAAGGCTCACTAAACGAACTAAGCAAAAACACATTGAAGTCTTACTCCAGAGAACGTGGTACAACTATTCATCAAGACCAACGTGATGCCGATAGAGCAAGAGATACGGCCGCAGACAAAAAGAAGCATGGCAACACAAAGGCTGCTGCTGATTGGGAAGATGAAGCAAGTTGGTTGGATAAACGAGCCGAAAAAGGTGCAAAAGGTGTTGCACAAGCAGCTATCAAGATTGCCAAGAAAGGCATGGCAGAAGGCTTCAACGGTGAATACGATGACGAAGCCGGCATGGCGCACACCAATCTGCACACCATCACAAGAGACGCACAGAGTTTGTTGGACACCATCGACAGTCACGAAAACTTGCCTGAATGGGTGCAGGAAAAGATTGTGAAAGCACAGGCCATGCTGTCAGCAGCCTGGGACTATCTAAAAAGTCAGGAAGAGCAGGGCATTGATCCCAGAATGGGCATGAATGAAATGTCCCGAGTGGGCGGTGTTGGTGACTACAGTCAGATACAGACATTCAAAAACCCACCCTCCCGAGACCCACAAGATCGCTTGCCCAGTCATATAAAAATCTTGATCCAGCAGCTGAAACGCGATCCCAAGTACACTCCGGAACAGCGCCTGGAACTGATTCAAAATCTTGTCAGTCAACACACCATTGATCGGCAAATTGAAGAAAACATTGCCATTGACTCGCGAGCCCTAGAACCCGGTTCCATTGTGTATAACGGTGCTATTGGCGTGGGCGAAGTGCTGGGTTCAGATGGTCGCACAGTGCGTGTGCGCAGCTGGGAAGGTCGTGAAAATCGCTTGGCACCCAGCACAGTGCGTTTTGTGGCCAACCGTGAAACACAGCCCACTTTGTACACCTGGAAAGGTCGTCCACAAGTGGGTGTGTTGGACCGACTGAATCAGAGATTTCAAGAGCGTGATCAGGCTCTGGCCGAACAGCGGTTGGCCGAACTGAGTTTCCTGGGCAGCGAGTGCACCAAAGACTGTTCGGGACATCGTGCCGGCTATGAGTGGAGTCATCGCAAAGGTCTGCGACAGGCCAACAGCCCCTACAGTCCCAGTTTCAACAAAGGTGCTGCACTGGCAGTGGCCGGCAAATAAACATCAAGATCACCCTTAGGACCGTAACTCTGTTACGTGGTGAGGCCGGCTGCTGGCCCGGGACGGCTGAATTCGCTACTCAGAATCCCGAAAGTGAGCTAGAATTTGTTGACTTTTGCCAATTCCTCAGTTATAATTGTTGACTAATTTAGGAGATATCGATGACTACCAAAACTTTCAACGGTGAACAGAAAATTAAGTTGACGGCAATAATTAATGAAGGCATGGCTGTCATGCACGAGATTGATACCTTGCAGGGCGGACTCACTGACACCATCAAGGCTGTGGCCGAAGAACTAGAGGTCAAACCCGGCATCCTGAAAAAAGCCATTCGCCTGGCACACAAGGCCGAATTTGGCAGAGAAAAACAAGACCACGAGACCCTGGAAACTATTCTCGAGACCGTGGGCAAGACCTTATAAATATTGCTTTCAATCGCAATCGAGTCGTTCACGTCACGAACATGAATCACGGCTCATGGGCCATAAACCACCAGGAGAATTGCTATCTCATACATAGACTGTTTATATGACAGAGAACGCGACCGCATACATGTGGTAGAGCGTGTGGCCGGAGAACGAGTGTATCGTGAATACCCGGCCGAATACCGTTTCTACTACGACGATCCCCGGGGCCGGTTTCGCAGCATCTACGGCACACCTGTGGCAAGATTCAGCACTCGCAACAACAAAGAGTTTCGCAAAGAAGTCAAGATACAGAGTGGCCGCCAGCTGTATGAAAGTGACATCAATCCCATATTCCGATGCCTGGAAGAAAACTACAAAGGCCAAGATGCGCCTGAACTCAATGTGGCATTTTTCGACATTGAGGTGGCATTTGATCCCGAGCGTGGATTCTCGCCTGTGGAGGATCCTTTCAATCCCATCACAGCCATAAGTGTGTATCTTGCCTGGATAGATCAGCTGGTCACCTTGGTGGTGCCACCCAATCACATGAGCCGGGCCACTGCAGAAGAAATCGCCGGCGAGTTTTCCAACACTGTGTTGTTTGAGCGAGAAGAACACATGCTCAACGCATTCCTTGATCTCATACAGGATGCTGACGCATTGTCGGGCTGGAACTCCGAAGGCTATGACATACCCTATACTGTGAATCGTGTGACTCGAGTGCTGAGCCGGGACGACAGTCGACGCTTTTGTCTCTGGGACCAGTATCCCAAAAAGCGCATGTTCGAACGCTTTGGTGCCGAAAACGAAACCTATGACCTGGTGGGTCGAGTGCACATGGACTATATGCAACTGTATCGCAAGTACACCTATGAAGAGAGACACAGCTACAGCCTGGATGCCATCGGCGAGTACGAGCTCAACGAACGCAAAACAGCGTTTGAAGGCACCCTGGATCAGTTGTACAATCAAAACTTCCGCACATTTATCGAATACAACCGCCAGGACACGGTGTTGCTGGCCAAGCTGGATCAAAAGCTGAGATTCTTGGATCTGGCCAATGAACTGGCACATGCCAACACGGTGTTGCTGCAGACCACCATGGGTGCTGTGGCAGTGACCGAACAGGCCATCATCAACGAAGCACATGAACGCGGCATGGTGGTGCCCAATCGCAAGCAACGACTCACTGACGATGACACACAAGCTGCCGGTGCTTATGTGGCTGTGCCCAAGAAAGGCATACACGAGTGGGTGGGGTCAGTGGACATCAACAGTTTGTATCCCTCGGCCATTCGTGCACTCAACATGGGACCCGAAACCATTGTGGGTCAACTGAGGCCCATCATGACCGATCGCTACATTGCGGATCGCATGCGAGGCGGAGCCAGCTTTGCTGCTGCCTGGGAGGGCTTGTTTGGCAGCTTGGAATATACCGCTGTGATGGAACAACAGCGCGGTACCGAAATCACCATTGACTGGAGTTCAGGCGAGGAGTCAGTGCACTCGGCAGCAGAAATCTGGCGCATGATATTCGACTCCAATCGGCCCTGGATGCTCACAGCCAATGGCACCATAGTGACCTATGAAGTCAAGGGAGTGGTTCCGGGCTTGCTGGAACGCTGGTACTCAGAACGCAAAGACCTGCAGGCCCGCAAGAAACAAGCCCGAGACAAAAAAGAAGAAGCATTCTGGGACAAGCGACAGCTGGTGAAAAAAATTAACTTGAACAGTTTGTATGGTGCCATTTTGAATCCTGGCTGCAGGTTTTTTGATCACAGGATTGGACAAAGTACCACCTTGACTGGTCGGGCCATTGCCAGACACATGGATGCCTACATCAACGAGTGCATCACAGGCCAGTACGATCATCAGGGCACGGCCATCATCTACGGTGACACTGACTCCTGTTACTTCTCGGCTTGGCCTGCCATAAAGAACGAAGTTGCAAGTGGCAACATGGCCTGGTCAAAAGAAACCTGCATTCAACTGTATGACAGCATAGCCGAACAGGTCAACACCAGCTTTCCGGCATTCATGGAACAGGCATTTCACTGTCCCAGAGATGCAGGTGAACTGATCCGTGCCGGTCGAGAACTAGTGGCAGATCGCAGCTTGTTTATCACCAAAAAACGCTATGCTGTCAACATCATTGACCTGGAAAACAAACGCTTAGACGTGGACGGCCGACCTGGCAAGACCAAGGCCATGGGCTTGGACCTCAAGCGCAGTGACACCCCCCGAGTGATCCAGGACTTTTTGCTGGAGATCCTGGAACGAGTGCTGTCGGGTGCTGATCGTGAAAGCATTGTAGAACGCATTAGACAATTCAAGTATGAGTTTGCCGAGCGGCCAGGCTGGGAAAAAGGCTCGCCCAAGCGTGTGAACAACTTGACCAAATACAGCAAAGAAGAAGCCAGACTGGGACGAGCCAACATGCCCGGGCATGTGCGAGCAGCCATCAACTGGAATAATTTGCGTCGCATGAACAACGATAACTACAGCATGCAGATTGTTGACGGTATGAAAACCATTGTGTGCAAGCTCAAGGCCAATCCCCTAGGCTA